GCCCCGAGGTATCTGGTCGTCGGGTGGATTGCGAGGGGGCAATCATGCCGAAGCAATGGGGAGGTGAGGATTCGGTAGCTTCCTGCTACGTTGGTGCCTTTGTAGGAGAAGACTATGGATTCAGACATTATGATACTCCACTCACGATATCCTCTTCACGAGTACGGTAAGGTTTGCGCTCGCGGTTCCTGTTGCGGCGGCTCCGGCTGCGGTGGTCCCGAGCTTGACGGAGTTGATCGTGGCACCGTAGGTAAGGATCGTCCAGAAGTAGGTTCCGGAGCCTGCGGGCATTGTCAGAGTGCCTCCGCTTGCCACGTCTATCGCCGTCTGGTAGCCAACGGAACCTGCGGTGACTATGCTCGCAGGGTCCGTGCTTGCGAGGAATCCTGTACTGCTGTAGACGGCACGCGCATTCGGAACCGCCGTCGCCGCGTCAATAACGGCACTGGGCTTGAAGGCTCCGGGGTTCTGGTACAGGGACCAGATTTCCTCTGCGGAGAGGGCGCGGTTGTAGATGCGGGGGTCGGTCTCTGTTGTTTCTACTAAACCAAAATTGCTGGTAGCTTGGTAGCACCCAAAATAGAGGGTTCCCGTTGTGGGAATCACGGGAGTGGTCAATGTCGTTGTCCCGAAGTATACCCCGTTACGGTATGCCAGCACTACTCCGGTGGACCAGTTAATTACTATGCCATATGTCATTGCCGTAGTATCAAAGGATGTAAAAAAGCTGCTGAAACTGTACTCCACTCTGGCAGATCCATTCCAGTAACTCAGGATCAGGTTGTTCGTGCTCAGAGCACGATATACCCATAAATGCGCCCCGGACACGGCCCCGACATTCAATATTCCTACTGACTGGACAGCACCAACCCCACCGGAAATTTTCCATGAGTGAAAACAAAAAACAGATGGCATGATGAAATTATCTACCTTCGTGTAATCATTTGTTCCGTCCCGCCTCAGCCCCCTCCCCGCCATCGTATTGACCGGAGTCGCACCGTACACCGTGCCGTGGTTCCCGGAGCCCGAGGCATCAAGGGCAAGGGAGGAGTAGGTGCCGTCGCCGACGTAGATGAAAGACACGGATACCGGATTTGCATTGTTTGTCGTAGAGTTGAAAAGCAACTCTACGTCAGTAAAACTGGCTCCGGTGGTGATGTCAGTGACTCCGCTCGTCTGCCCCGCGATGGATTTGGTGACATGCGTCCCCGCTCCCGAGGTCCCTATCTCAAGAGTCGTCAGATCAGTTTGGGCGCAAGACCATTTGACGCGCACGGTTTTCGACGACACCGCGAGAGCTTTGTTCGCGCGAACAAATGTTGTCGGGGCCGCTCCTGCGGTAAGCACCAATTTGTCAGAAGCGGCGGTGACGACGGTATCCGTCCCCATCGTGGCCCAGCCGTCCACGGTCGAGAACTTGATAGTCAGATAGGTAGGGGAAGGCCCATCCGGCCACTCGGGCAGGCCCCCGAGGGCAGGGGCGCAGATGAGGCCGGAGAGGAGGGATTTCTGTTCGTTCAATCTGTCCACCGTATCAACCATGGCGTTAAGATTCAATTCATCCACAGGTACGGTGAAACTATCATTATCGAAGACTCCGGGCTTTGTTCCGACCCAAGGTGTTGCCATATACTCACTCTCCTAAAAATCGCTACAAAAGTATTCTTGACGCAGCGTTCGTAAAATCTCCGCCGTTCCCGCTTATTCCTTCAACGAGAGCCACGGAAGTCACGGTGCCATCGTCATCATATCCCGAATCGTCCTGCCCCGCAACAACGTTGAAGGAGAAATACTGTACCAGATTTGGTACGGAGACTTCAGCTCCCGATATCAGGCGTGCTGCGAGATCATAGGGCCAGTCCATAATATCGGCTCCTTACAAAGAAAAAAGGAAGAATTGCGGCCCTTTCAGTAGAAGGGGACGCAGGCTACGACCTCCTGACCCCCCCGAATCCCGGGACCCCGCGCGTTTTCAATTGAGTATCCAGTTCTCCGTTGGCAATCATCGAACGGACAGTATCCCGCAGGACAACACGAATCTGCTTTCCACCGGAGGAATTGGTCGTCTCTTCCGTAGTGGCGGAGACTCCGTTTACCCTGGTGGATTGGTCGATGACAACGATGGAAGTGGAGCCTCCGACTGCGGACACGCCCAACTTACCACTTGCTGTTCTTGTCACGGGCATGATGGCCTCGGGGCCTTTCTCCCCCATGACCCCGAAGCCTCCCGCGTGATTGAACAGCGTGGGGGAGGACACGATGCCTCCGGATGCGAACGCGGATATCAGGCCGCTTGAACCATAGATGTTTCCGAGGGCATTCGCGGTTACACCAGAGCCAGAGGCGGCTTTTTCACTTCGATCAGCATTTGCAGAGGCAATGCCCGAAACTACGGAGGTTCCTGCGGCAAGGGCTATGAGGCCCCAGCCTCGGGCGTCCTTCCCCATGGAGTTGATCAGTATGGTCAAGCCTGCGGAAAGGAACATTTGCGGAAGCTGCTTCAACAGGGATAGGCCGATGTTGCCTATGGCGGCGGCAAAGTCATCGGCTCCTGCGGCTCCGTTGACAAAGAGTTCGCCCATGGCGAAGAGGGCGTCAAGGCCTGCGTTGGTGGCGAGATCCCCTAATGCGCCTTTAAGGTTCTCCACAGCCTGATACATCTCTGCAAGTCTAGTTGCTTCTTCTTCGGCCCACCATGATTCCCCTTCGGGGAGAGCGGGGATAAGTTCCCACGGATTTCTTCCGGGAGGCATCAGTGTGGGACCCGTAGCTTTCGGAATCCCCAGCATCGGGGCGTTCAGGTTTTCCGCCGCCTGCGGCGCAAGGGTATTTTGCCACCAGCTTGCCATGGAAGCGCTGGGCTTGGCGCTTAGGATGAGGTCTTCTATGGACTTGATGAAAGTCTCATACGCCTCGAACATCTTGTCATCGTATGCAGGGTCAAGTTCCAGTGTTGCAAATTCCCCTGCTATCGTTTGCTGGTACTTAAGCAGAAGTTCGTCAAACAATTGCTGGGGGGTCTTGGGAGGCTTGGGTCCTTTTGTTGAGTCCGCAATATCTGTGTAAAACTTCAACAAATCAAATTGAGGTTTCAGCCGGGGATCTTGGACTCCGGTGAATCCTGCTCCCTTTCCGAATACTCCGGTAGGTCCCACTGCTCCTGCAAAAGAGGCAGGATTTCGCGCTACTTCTTCCTCTATGAGTTTTATTATGGCAGTAACCATGGCTTTGGCTACTTCCTTTTCATCACCAAGGCCTTCCAGCAATCTTTGCTTCGGGTCTTTGAGTTCCTTCTCCCTTTCCCTGATTGCCGCCATGGCCTCGTCTGCCATTACTTGCGGAGTAGCCGCACCGAGTCCGAGAAGTCTCTGTCTGTCCGCCAAAGCAGCAAGCCCATCAGCCGTTTTCTGATTTTGTCGGATCGCCTCAAGCAACTGCTGGTTGGCGTTGATTGTATCGGAGACCGCCCGCTCAGCACCTATCTGTGCAACACCTGTCTTGGGAATCTGACTGTTCAGAATTGCACTCGCTTGTGCGGCAGCACCTCCACGGAGCGCGGAATCTATATCGATCCCCATGAGGCCCTTACCCTCACGAAGATTTGTACGGAACTTCTCAAATTGCATGGCGTCGTTGATGTCAACAACAGATTTTTTGAAGAACTCTATTGCGGGTTTATAGAATTCAAGAATACCGGAACCTGTGGTAGCAAGAAGCTGGGACCACGATTCCTTGAGCTGATTGGTTTTGCTTATGGCGGAGTTCATGCCCTCTTCCCAAGCATTACCCAGAAGGCTTCCCTGCTTCGTGAGTTCAGTAAGAGCTTCATCGAGAACCGCCGCAGTTATTCTTCCTTCTTTACCAGCTTCCCGCAATCTGGATACCGGAATGTCAAGAACCTTGGCTATGGCCCCTGCAAGGGGAACGCCTGTGTTGTATATCTGGCGAAGGTCGTCTCCGAAAGTCCTTCCTTGCTGTGTTACCTGCCCGTATACAAGACCAAGGCGTTGCATTGCATCGGAATCTCCTCTTGTTGCTATCGTCATTTTTTGCATGAGAGGAATCAGTTCGTTGGTAGCTACACCAAAGCCGCGCATACGGACTATGGTGTCTTTGGCAGCGTCTCCGGAGATCCCGGATTCACGGGATAACTTCAAGAGTTGGCTGTAAGCCAAGGTACCAGACTCTACAGAGCCTGTGAGAGCAACAAGAGCTATCTGGGTTTTTTCCGCCGAACCTGCGGCAGTAAGCAAAGCCTCGGGAACAGCTTTGACCAGATTCAGTAACGTCTGCATACCACGTACCATGAGGTAAGCCCCGGTACCAAGTCGAAGCATTCCCCCTACAAGACCATCCATGCCCGTTCTTGCGTTGAGAAGACTGGAAAACAAATCGGTCCAGTCTTTCTTGGAATTCTTCGTTGTTTGGGCAGCTTTCTCTGTAGCTCCGGCCATTTTCTGCATGACCATGGTATGCTTCTCTGCTGCGTCCTTACCCTTATTCAAAGTGTTGGTAAGTTCTGCTTCCGCAATCTTCGCTCGGGTAGCTGATTCTTTGACTTTTTCCTTGGACGCAGCATCCTTGTCTTCCGCAAGGGAAGTCTGCATAAAAGAAGTTTTGAGTTTTTCCGCAGCGAGCGTAGCAGAAGTCAGGGCATTGGTGAGCCTCACAGATTCCGCTACCGTGCCCGCAGCTTTGCCCTTGAGCTTATCCAATTCGTCATTGAGGACTTTGACTTTCCGCGCGTCCGCATCTACTTGTATAAGGAGGGAAGCATCCGCCATACTATTTTCCTCCCCTCTAATCTACCGCCCTACGGCACTAAATCACTACTTCTCCTTCATGATCTCCCCGATCACCGAAGAAGCCGCCTGATCCATGGACAGTATAGCAGAAATCTCCACGGGCGTCAATTTATATCCTGCCACGGTCTCATAGGCCGCGATATCCTGGAATGACACGCCCTCGGAGCCTCTCAGCCTGATGAATATGGTGAACAGATACTCGAAGCCCTCGGGAACGGGAACATCCTGTGCAAGCTGATCATCTATTGACCCGCTATCAGCTCCGGAGGGGAGTTGCCTGCGGACAGAAGTGAGTGTGCTCCGCAGGGTGTTGCCGTCCTTCCTCGGGTAATCGAGGGTGAACTTACCCCGAACCGCTTCTGTCAGCTCTTCGGTTCGGGCGCAATAAAATTGCTTCGGTACTTGTAATACTCAAGAACCTGCTCGCGGATCATGGGGACTTTGGTGTACAGCATAGTGGCGTTGGCTTTGTCGAACTTCAGCTCGTCCTTGCCCCAAGAGATGTTCTTCCAGTCCTTCGTGAGGCGTATCGCGCGGGCAACATCACGTTCCACGCGCTCGGTGGCCTCTTTGTCAACGGGAAGGGGAGCGTCGGCTTTCTTGGTAGCAGCTCCTGCTGCGCGGGAGGCAAACATATCCCCGAGCTTTCGGCTGTTCTCGCGCTCGGCTTCGATATCGATGCTCGCGGCTTCCTTGCTGTCGGGCCCGAGGACCTTGATCATCGCGTCCAGGGGGTTGCCTGTTAAATCATTTACAGTCATCCACGTGCCTTCCGCGCTTGACTCTTCGGTGTTGAAAGACTTGAAATCCATGACACTTCCTTTCTTATAAGGGGAGGAAATAGGGGCCTTCCATACGGAGGCCCTATCTACAAATTACGCCGGATCGAGTCGGGAAACGCGCATGTTCGTGGTGGCCGCGCCCTTGGTGTTGGCAGAAGGAGTCAGTTCAATCGCTGTCCATGTGACTTCCTGGATAACTTTCTTGGGATCAGTGGTTTCCGTGAGCCCCATGATCTGAATGTTGGGCAGATCAAAAGCATAGCCCATACCCGCCCCTTGGGTAGTGAGAGTAGTTCCGAAATCTGGGTCCATCAGCCGAATAGTGAGACCGAACTTGGTCTCTGCCCGGAACTTGGTCCAATAGCTATTGTCTGTAAGGAAGATGCTCATGGTTCCGCTGATTACGGAGTTCCCTTTTCCAAGACCGTAAGGATATCGGGCACCCACAGGGAGCAGGGATTCAATGTCGTTGGTGCCGTTGATTGTTAGTGCCGTTACCACAGCAACAGGCGTATTGTCTTGTGTGATGTAGGCCAAAATATCGTTTGCCGTAAGAACAGAGTTGGTATCGGCGGCTACAATCGATGCTCCGGCGGCGACCGTAGAGTACACCGAAACATCTGTGGCTGCGGCGGCTCTGGTGTCTCCCTGTCCGAGTACACGGCCCATAAACTCGAAAGACCCGGTAACTATGGAGTCGGGGTTGATGGTCAGGGAGAAGGTATTGGCGATGCATCCAATGGCCATCTTGACCTGAACGAGAGTAGCTGCGGTGTTGGTGAGAGTCTGCTCGAAAGCAAGAGACTTCACAGAGGTTCCGGGAGAGACATAGGCCATTCTGCGGATAACCACATCCGCATGTCCCGGGGTGGCGTGGGCAACCATGGTAGAGTAGTTCGGAGTCACTATGGTGATACTGGTGTCGTTGACCAAAGCCGAAATTCTGTAGTACCCATTGTTTCCGAGATCGGTAGTCAAGAAGCCGGAGAGGCGTATCCATTGGCCTACTGCGAGGGTTCCGGTCTCTGTGACCGTAAGCAAGGTAGTGGCCGCAGGGGCCCCTACGATTACGTTTTGTGCAGACATGGCTGCTTCGGCAGCTGTGAAGTCCGCGCACATCCAACTTTCCAGAAAATCATCGAATTGCATCGATCCTGCGGTGTGCCCACCCGAATAGGAAAGCTCGAAAGGAACCGACACAGCCGGAGTGTGGGCTCCAAGGCGCACGGATGTCAGGGCACGACGCGAATTTGTCTCTGCGGTGGTTAGCTGCGTGCGGCCTTCTCCGATGGAAGCTGCGGAGAGTTTTCGCACGGCGGTGAATGCAGTTATGGGAACTGCCCAAGACGTTTCTTTACAGTATCCGAGGTAGGTCCCCGCTGCGCCCTCAACTATCTCACCTGCCATGGTGTGTCTCCTCTAAAGCCTATACGCCGTAGCGCTTTGTAGGCCAGATGCCTACCCTTAGTACGAATCGAGTCGGTTAAAGTATATCACGGGGAAGAACTTACAGCAATACCCTGTTGCTCATTGTACTCTTTCAAATACTGCCAATGATGTTTTTTGTAGCTTTGCTTGTACCCTTTCAGACAGGCAACCAAACCGGAATAACACTTTGCGCCGGGGCTGTACTTCTCTGCAACCTGCGCCAAGGAATTAAATACCTCTAGAGTATCCAAACAAATTACAGGGATTCCGTGAGTCTTTCTTTTATTCTCCCTGAACTTTGCTCTATCTTCCTCTGTAAAAGGATGCTCTAGATGGTACATTTTGAGCGCGGCACTCAGTCTACCTCTCGCTTTGTCAGGATCAGAGAATTGTTCCCATCCGTAGCCTCCTCTTGCCATTCGTGTAACTCTAGCTTTGGTGATCTGCTCCGCCGTAATATTTCGAACATTGGGATGGCTAAAGAACTTTTTTCTTTGCTCTTCCGACCATTTTTTCCCTTTACGGACAAGACTAATTTTCCTTCGGCACTCCTCGGATCTATGCGTTCCCCTTCTCGCATTTGCTGACTTCGCAACAGATTCTGGGGACCTCTTCTTCCCTGCCATACTACCACAGGAGTCTGTCTTCAGATTATACCCAAACTTCGGATGTATGGAATTCGTGGCCCACATCCATCTCTCTTCCTTCAAAGAGAGATCCTCCGCAGTATCCGCGTAATCCACAACGAACCAAAAGAACG